ATTTATGGTTAATGGTTTAAAAAATAGGGGAGAGAAAATCTCCCCTAATAATTAAGAAAGGAGGAAAACGAGTATGGGTTTTTATGCAAAAAATTTTGTGTATGGTGGAGAAGTAAGTGAATCTTATAATCTTCAGATTGCATCAAGTGACGTTGGAACAATAAGTTCAAACGGAAGTGGAACTGTAGAAATAATTCAAGATTTTATTTTTAGAAAACCTGTTCCATATTTTTATGGTGTAAAATATAGTTCCAGTTTATCTTTTCCTGTAACTTTTTTTTCTCCAGATGAAATAACTGCTTTAGATGCAAGTTATATTCAAAAATGGTTGTTTGGGTCATTGAACTATAAAGATTTAGCAATAGCTCAACCAGATATGGAAGGAATTTATTTTAGAGCAATTTTTACAAATCCACAGATTATAAAATCTGGAAATTTGATAAGGGGATTTTCTGGAACATGTATTTGTGATTCTCAATGGGTTAGAACATACCCTAGAACAACAACATATAATTATACAAGTGCTCCTTCAGGGAGTTCTATTGTTTTTTATAATAATTCACATTATGAGGGATACAATAAGCCTAACATTTCTTTTACAATGAATGCTTCTGGTGGCGATATTTCTATTGTTAATGCGAGCGATTCTGATAGAGAATTTGAATTTACAAGTTTATCTCCATATGAAGTAATAACCGTAAATTCTGACTTAGGAATTATTGAATCAAATTTAGGATATCGAAGACTGTCTAATTTTAATAAAAATTTTATGAGATTTAAAGATGGGTTGAACAATCTTGAACTTACAGGCGATATAACACAATTAAACATTACATATCAATTTATCAGACGTTTAGGAGGATAGTATGCAGGTATCATTTGATGTTTATAATCAGTCTGAACGTCCATCAATTGTTTTATGTAATCCAGATGAGGAACAACTTTATTCTTTGGAATCTGCTTATAACGTTAGACCAATACTAAGATTTAATGCTCAAAGTGAAATAGAATTTGATTTTCCAAAATATATTGATGGAGTTGAACTTCCAGGTTTTGATTATCTTCAATCTAAGAGACTTGTTTTGTTAGATGGAATAGGATATTTTATAATTGTAGATCCTGAAAAAAGTGACGATGGGGGAACTCCCATTAAGCATATTAAAGGATTTAGCAGAGAATCTGAACTTGTTTTTAAGAGAATAAATACATTGACGGGAACGTATAAATTATATGATGTAGATGATCCAACAAGTACCGATACATTGGTAGGATTGATTCTTTTTTATGCTCCAAATTGGAGTGTTTCTCAAATAGATTCAACATTAATTGATTTATACAGAACGTTTAATGTTACAGATACAAATTTGTATCAATTTCTTACATCAGATGCTTCAACTGCTTATAATTGTTTTTTTATTTTTGATTTTTTAAATAGATCGATAAAAATATTGGATGTTGAAAGAGACATAACGGCAACGGATATTTATTTGTCCTTTGATAATTTAATAAAAGATCAGGATTATAATGAAATTAGTGAAGAAATAACAACCGCATTATACTGTTACGGTGGTGGAAATTTAACTATTAGAAATGTGAATCCTTTAGGAACAAATAAGATATATGATTTTTCTTATTATAAAAATTCTAATTGGATGTCTCAAGATTTAGTAGATGCAATAACCGCATGGGAGAATAAAATTACATTATATGAAACTGATTATTTTGCATATTCTGTTTTATTGACCGATTATCAAACTGAATTAGCAACAGAACAAACTACATTAGTAGAACTTCAATCACAATTGGCGGCTTATCAACAAACTTATGACGTAAGAAGTGAACAAGGATTAGATACCACAGAAATAGAAGCGTTAATTGATCAACAAGAAATTTTAATAAACAATCAAAATCTCGTTATTATCAATATACAAAACAATATTTCTTCTACAACGTTGATTATGAGTAATATTAATGATGAATTATCTTTTACCAATACATCAAATTTTACAACAGATCAATATTTAAAACTTTCAAATTTTATATATGAAAATACGTATAAAAATGAAAACATAATCATTACAAGTTTAATGAGTAATGCAGAAATTAATGCTCAAAGTTTAGAATTGTATAATGCTGCCAGTGTTGTTCTTAGTAAAATGGCTGTTCCTAGATATCAAATTACGCTTAATACAATAAACTTTCCTACAATTTTTGAATTTTCTTCTATAACAGGTCAGTTTGTTTTAGGAGATCAAATAACTATAGAAACAGATGAAAATTTATTGTTGTCTGCTACACTTTTAGAATATAGTTTTAATTATGAAGATCCAACTGATTTCTCAATAGTTATTTCAAATAAACAAAGAATAAATGATTCTAGTTTTATTTTATCTGATTATATTCAGAAAACTTTAAAAGTTGCTTCGGATGTTAGCTTTACAAAAGATGCTTATAATGATTGGAGCACAAATAAACCTATTATTATAGATAATGTAGTGACTCCATCTGGAATTTCTTCTTATGGAATAGTTGCTGAAAATATTAAAGGAGCAATTACAGCAACTCCTACTTTGAATATAACAAATATAAATTCTACAACGGGTTCGTCAAATTTTATTTTAAATCAAGAAGGTGTTGTTTTACGAGAACCTACAATATATACCATAGATGGTGGTGTTGGTATTAGTAGAGATATTGTTACTGCTGGAGGAGGCGTTGTTTCTTTTAGAAACGGAGTTTTCATTAGTGGTAGTGGTTTAGCCGAAGGAAGTTCTGTAACAGTCATTGAAGATTTAACTGGTCAATCTGGAAGTTATATTTCTATAAGTGGAAATTATATAACAAATTCAAGTAGAATTTATGTAAATGGAATTACCCAAATTAAAGATGTTCATTATACTGAAGTTTCTTCTAGTGGCGCAACTATGATTGATGAAATTCAAGTTGGAGATGGCGTGTTGTTTGAATATGTTCCATTGATAACTTAGAAAGGTGAAAAAATGAATTATGTTACTTTTTCAAATTTAAATAATGTATCTGAAATTAGTTTTGTTGCTGGAACAACATATACTTTAGAATTTGTAATTTATGATGAAGATGGCGATCCAATAGATATTAGCGCCGCTGATTGTACGTGGAATTTAGCTCCATTTGGTACGGATTATGCAATATTAACAAAAACAGCAAATATAATTACTACAAACAGTTTTGAAATTATTCTTTCTTCAGTTGATACAAAAAATTTATCTGATGGAAAATATACTCATCAATTAACTATTGTTTTTGAAGATGGTGTTGAAGTAGTTCCAGCACAAGGAATTTTAGTTATAACAAAAAGGATAAGATAATATGGCTACTCCAATTTCTACTTCTGCGAGTATGAATTTATATATTTCCTTAACTGATCATGTTGTTAGAACTGGAATTTTAAAATATTATGATCCATTGATGTTTTCTAATTTATCATTAAAAACCCTTGCTGCATTAAGCACCATAAACCATACATTGCCTAGCGGAAGTACGTTGTTAATTGATCAGCCAGAAGATTTAGAAAGGTTATTTTTTGACATATCGGCTTGTAGCAATAATACTCTATATTTTTATGGAAAGGATCATGTTGTTAGAACCGGAATTTTAAAATACTATGATCCATTAATGTTTTCTAATTTATCATTAAAAATTTTATCTGATTTAAATGTTGTAAATCACACATTGCCTAGCGGAAGTCCATCATCTGGAATTTTACCTGAAGGAATAAATTTTATAACATTTGACTTAATAATTGAAAGTGGAGTTTAATATGTCTACAACTAATTTAAATTTATTTACATATAATATAAAATCCGATGGAGATATAGGGTTTGATGAACTAAGAAAACAGATGAATGGAATATTCGATAGTAATATGACCAAAATTGATATTTTTTCAGGACAATTAGTATTAAATATTACTAATTTAATTACCGGCTATTCGGGTTCTGATTTGTCTATATCGGGTTCTATAACAAGTGCCTCTGCTCAAGTCGAAGCAAGTGGATCTCAAATAACTGATACCGTT